CGCGCGTGCAGATCGAGGTCGCCCTCGGCATCCAGAAGCTTGAGGCCAGCTTCAAGCTGGCGGGCTGGGATCCGGACCTGTTAACGCAGTTTGGTCTTGGGGCCACGGCGCGCAAGAAGTTCACCGCTTACGGTTCGGTGCGCGATAAGCGCAACGGCGTGGCCATCGAGGCCAAGGCGGTGCTGGAGGGGCGTCTGGGCACGGCCAATCCGGAGGCGTTCCAGCGTGGTGAGTTGCAGGGCTTTGACTACGCCATCAACGAAATCCTGCATTACGAACTCTATTTCGAGGGGGCCGAGAAATACTACTGGGACTTTTTCACCACCGACTGGCGCGTCAACGGCACGTCGCAAAACGCCGACGAGCGCGCGATCTTGCGCCTTCCCAACGGCTTTTGAGGTGATCCATGTCTGACCCCAAGACGAAAACAGTCTCTCTGTCGGTGCCGGTGACCTTCGAGGGCCGCGAAATCACCGAGATCCGCATTGCCAAGCCCAAGGTGAAGGACCTCAAGCGGATGAATGCCGCGCTCGACGGCATCACCGATCGTCTGGATCAGGGCATTGTCATGGCCTCGGCGCTGACGGGCTATCCGGTCGAGATGATCGAGGACCTGGACACCGACGACTTCACCGCGCTGTCGGAGGTGATTGCGGATTTTTTCCCCAAGGGCACGGCTTCGCCGCCTGGCGATCGGTCGTAGCTGAGGTCGCCCACTGGCTGAATACGCCGCTCACGGCCTTTGAGGACATGGACTGGTCCGAGGTGGTGCTTTGGCACGCCGAGGCCCGGCGTCTCGCGCGGGCGGCGAAAATGAGGTGATCCATGACACAGCTCACGTCCCAACTGGTCATCGAACTGCTCGACCGGGTGACCAGCCCGGCGCGCCGGGCGGCCAATGCGCTGGCGGGCATCTCGAACACGGTCCGCGAGAGCAATGGCCAGCCCATCACCTTTGGGGATCGCCTGAACGCGGCCATCACCCGCAACAACCGCGCCTTGGCTGACGCGCGCGGCGGGCTGGTGGATGCGGTGGCCAGCTTTTACGCCCTGCGCAGCGCGATTGGCGCGCCGATCCAGGCCGCGTCGGATTTTGAAAGCGCCATGGCCGATGTGGCCAAGGTGGTGGACTTTCCAAGCCCTGCGGCCTTCGCGCAGTTCCAACAGGATCTCTTCGCGCTGTCGCGCGATATTCCCATCGCGGTAACAGGTCTGGCGGATATTGCCGCGGCGGCGGGGCAGGCCGGGATTGCCGGGCAGGACCTGATCCGCTTCACGGATGCCGCTGCCCGGATTGGCGTGGCGTTTGATATCAGCGCCGAGCAGGCGGGTGGCTCGATGGCCAACCTGATGACGGCGCTCGGGCTCACCATTGACGAGACGGTGTCGCTGGCCGATGCGATGAACCATCTGTCCAACAGCCAGGCCTCGAGTGCGGCGGATATTCTGGACGTGGTCCAGCGTGTGGGCGCGCAGGCGACCATGTTTGGCTTTACGGCCGAAGAAACCGCTGCATTTGCATCGGCGATGCTGGCGGCTGGTGCGCAGAGCGAGGTGGCGGCCACATCTTTCCGCAATATGGGGGCGGCCCTGACGCGAGGCTCCGCCGCTACCAAAGCGCAGCGCGCGGCCCTACAGGAGCTTGGCCTTGATGCCGAGGAGACAGCGCGCTCCATGCAGGAGAACGCGGTCGAGACCACGATCGACGTGCTGCGCCGGATTGGCCAGTTGCCAGCCGAGCAGCGCGCGGCGATCTCGTCGCAGCTCTTTGGCAACGAGGCCCGCGCGCTCGGACCGCTGCTGACCAACCTCGGGCTGGTCGAGGACACGCTCGGCATGGTGGGGGATCGCGCGACCTATGCGGGGTCCGCCTTTGCGGAGTTTGCAGCCCGCAACAACACGTTCCAGGCCAATATGCAGCGGTTCCAGAACGTTCTGACCGAGCTGCAGATCAATATCGGCAATGCGCTGATGCCCGCAATCACGCAGCTTGCCGAAGCCGTGACGCCGCTGATCACCCGTCTGGCCGATCTGGCGAATGCCTATCCGGAGGTGACGCTGGCAGTGGTCGGTGCGACTGCAGCGGTGATCGCCTTCAAAGGCGCGATGGCGGCGCTGCGCTTTGCCGGGCTTCTGGGGCGCGGGGGTGTCTTGTCGCTGATTGCGGCAGGCTACAACAGCATCGGGCGGGCAGCCATCGGGGTGCGCACGGCGGCAAGTTCCATGATCGGATTGCAATCTGCACTGGCGGCGATGTCTGGCCAGCCCCTCGGGACGATTGGCCGCTTGCGTGCCGGGCTCAGCGGGATCGCGCTGGCGGTCCCGGGCGTCGCGGCCTTGTCGTCCGGAATTGCGGCAATAGGTGCTGCAGTCGCCACAATTTCTGCTCCGGTCTGGGGCACGTTCGCGGTGGTCGCGGCCGCAGTGGCCGCAGCCGGCATTGCCATCTGGCGCTATTGGGATCGGATCAGCGCGGTGTTTACCGGCGTGGGCCAGGCCATCGGGGAGGCGTTGCAACCGGGGCTGGACTGGGTTGGTGAAAAGCTGTCCTTTCTGACGCCGCTGGTCGATGGGTTCGGTGCAGCCTGGGGTTGGGTGCGCGAAAAGCTGTCGGGTCTTGGCGAGTTGCTCTCGGGTCTGTTCACCCGCGAGACCCTGTCCGAGGAAGACATCGCCCGGATCACCGAACGGGCGCGGGAAGTCACCGAAAACATCGTCGGCTGGTTTGCTGGCTTGCCTGCCCGGATCAATGAGGCAGCCAGCGCATTGGTTGAGGCTGGTCGCGGTCTGATCCAGTCCATCTGGGACGGGGCCCGTGAGCGGTTTGGCGAATTTATCGACTGGGTCGCGGGCATTCCGGGGCGCATCATCGACGCGATTGGCCGCATTGATCTGTCGAGCCTGATCAGTTTTGGCGAGCCACCGCGTTGGCTGCGCTGGATGATGGGCGATGAGGAGGTCATGCCGCCAGAGATCCCGGCGCCGCCGCGGCAGGCTGAATTTGATTTGTTGCCAACCGATCAAAGAGGGGCAGCAGAGACGCTGGCAGCGGCGCGCACGGCTGGTGATCTGCCAACGCCGCAATATCTGCAAGACCTGTCAGATTATGCCGGCCACCTGCGCGGTGAAATGGCTGGCGTTCAGGCGCAGATCGACCAGATTGATCAAAACGGGCCGATGGGAGACAGCCTGGCCGCTCCCTTGCTGGCCAACCTTGGACGATTGCAGGAAGAGCTGGTCGCTGTCGAAGCAGATCTCGATGCGGGTCGTGTCCGCGCGGATGAGGTGACAGAGGCACTGCGCATTCTCGGGGAAACGGAGACCACGCCAGAGATTGACACTGCCTCCATCGACCGAGCACTCACCCGCGTCCGCGCGCTGCGCGCTGAAATGGCTGCCGTGGAAGGTGGTGTGGTGGCACCCGTGCCGTCAGCGCCTGAGATTGACGGTGCCCGTGCAGGTGGTGGCCCGGTCAGCCGGGACGGCACCTATCTGGTGGGGGAGCAAGGGCCAGAATTGGTCACGCCATCGCGGTCAGGCTTTGTAAACACCTTTGGCGCAATCCAAGATGTGGTTGCTGCAATCCAGCGACTGCCCTCGGCCGTGGCCGCGGTCCAGTCAATCGGGCCGCAGCTGGTCACACCACCGTCCGTCGTATCTGCGCCAGAAGAAATCAAGAGGCTAGCGCCGCGGGTCGGCACAGCGGATGCGGTCGATGCACCGGCGGCGGGACAAACGGCACCGCGCGCGTCCTTCCCGAAAATCGACGTGCAGATCAGCATCGCGCCGACCATCCACACCACAGAGCGTGTCGATCCTGCGCAGCTCTCCCGCGACATCGGCGAGCAGATGCGCAGCGAATTGCGCGAGGCTTTCCGCGGCGTCTTTGCGGATACAGGTATGAGGTTTGCGTGATGCTGATGATGTTGGGACCGGTGCAGTTTGAGGTGATCCCCTTCAATACGAACACCTATGGCCATGGCCATGAGGCGGGCTTTGCCGAAAA